ATACAAATCTGCATCAATTTTCGCTGTGACATTGCCACTTTCAAAGGTTACTTTTTGAATTCCCATTAGACTTCACCTCCATCTAAATTAGTATTGGTTATTGTAACGTTACTTGTTTGATTTGTTTTTGCCTTACTTAAGAGTTGTATCTTCTCAGTTAGTTTTACTCGGTATTCACCAAGTGTGATTTTAGCCACTTTAAGTGAATCTTTAAATAAAATCCCAGTAACTACTGTATCGTAAGTTTTATGCTTATGAATGAATGATATATAATCACCTAAATGAAAATTCATAAATGGTTTAAAGACTTTATTATTAAGATCTAAATTAAATGAAATATAATGATCAAGCTTAGAAGTAATCATTTCACTTCTTGCTTTTGTTTCTAAAGTCTCAACTTCTTTATCTCCATAAATATAAGATTTGGTCATAACTGAAATGTATCGATCTATGTGATTTGAATCATCAGTTATATCACCTGTTGTAAGTAGGTAATATGTTTTGATATCTTTACTGATTTCATTATCACTTCGTGGATAAAAAATAACTTTGTTAATGACTTGAGATGATGAGTCATTTGTCTCAATATTGAGTATCGATGAAAAGTTGCTTTTCATCACAAGCCCTTTATTCACATGAACAATTCTAAACAAGATACCACTGATTCTTCCTCTAACATAGATAACCTCAGTTTGAAAACTAATGCCATAGGTCTTAGAAACTAATTCAAAGAGTTTTGAAATACTTTCAATCTTATCTGCTTCAAAGGTTAATGAACCATTTACACTTGCATCTTTTTGAACGGTTAAATAATCTAAGTTTTGAAGTGAGTCTTCATTGAACTTAAAATGACTATGAATAACTTGATATAGATAATCGATTAAATCACCAGAATAACTAGACACTGGTATTTCTAAGTTAAAGATTTCTCTAAAATCTAGAGATTTAATAATTGTTGAATGATCATCTTTTTGTTCGATGCTTTCTAAGATACCGATGTATGAGAACACTTCATTCGATGCTACAACAATATCACCAATATTAGTGTAGATATTAGCCTTGTTTGCTTTAAAGACTGAGCGTTGAATAAGCACCATATCAAGATTAATTTCATATTCACTTCCAACCGGTGCATAGTCTTTATATTGAAGGGTTTTTCTATCTAAAAATATGAGTTTCATCTTAGATACCCATATAGCCTTCAAGTAAAGTAATCTTGCATAAAGACTCAGTTGCGACCCCTGGTTTAAACTCAATCTCGTAATTCCCTTGATTCATGAATAAAAAATTATCTTCTTGAAAATCTTGTAAGCCATAAATATCGACAACTGATCCATTTTCTATCATGATCATTTCCTGTTTACTAGGTATTGCAGTGATTCTAAGTGTTGCACTATCTGATTCAGCATATACCTTAAACTTTGATATCACATATCCGTTCTTTAAGATTCTAACTTCAGGATGATAAAAAGCCCCATGGATTTCAATATTAATAGGCGCTTCATCAAGTCCTTGGTTGTTGACATTAATAATGCCTTGATAAGAACTTTCATAATGATAGGGATAAGTGTATGGATATACTTTTCCTGATTGGTTACCATTTGCGATAATCTCATAAGTTTTTTCTTTATACCACATGGATACTTTCTTAAAGACAATCTGACTTTGAATGGTTGATGCGACAAGTTCACCCTTTGATAAACTTAAAACATCCACATAACAATACGCCTTAAAGGCTGGTGTTTCATAATGAAGTTTTAGTGCTTCTTTCGACCTAGATAGATAATCAACAAATACTTTGTATCCAAGGTATCCTTTTAAGAAAATCAAAGTTTCAGTGATATCTGTTAATGGTAGTTTGCTTTCAGTTTTTGCAAAATACTTGTTGTATTCTAAATACTTAATATCTAAAGAAAACCCAAGTCCACTGGCTTGGGTTATGATGGTATGATTTTTATGGTTGAAATAATAAAGTTCACCATATTCATTTTCTAAATAAAATGCTCTGATCAAATGACATTACCTCCTAATGCTTGATTTATCGAATCAATATCAAACGTTGGTGAGGTTGTATTGATGGTGATGTGATTGGTATTTGCAGTACTTCTAGATGTATTGGTTGTATTAGAGGTCTGACTAGACCCTTTTAGGTTTAAAGTATCACTAAAAAAACCGCCAACCTTACCAAAGAAACCACCGACTTTATCTGCAGCTTTTCCTGCAAAATCACTGATGCCTTTTGTTACACTTGATGCAATATTACTAATACCTTCAGTCACATTACCAAAGACATTTTTTACCTTACCACCAAAGTCACCTATTTTTTTAGGGAGATCTCCAATCCATTCAAATATCTTTTGAATAAACTCAATAATTTTTTGCACAACTTTTAAGATTGGATCAAGTACTGTTTTTAACACTTTGATGGCTGGTACTAAGATTGCTTGTAAGACTTGACCTAGTGTAGTAATCAGAGGTGCTAAAGCTTCTAGGATTTCAGCAAACATTGTCACTTGCATAATCAGTGGCATCAAAAGTATATCTATTATAGGTACTAATAAATCGACTAACATTACCACCAAATCAATAATCACATCTAAGATTGGTGTAAGTGCAGTAAGTAAAGCATCAACAATCATCATGATTGGTGGTAAGAGTTGCATGAAGGTTTCCATGAGTCTATCAAGAAGTGCTCTAAACTCTTCACTCTGAAATAAAGCAAGCGCTAAAATGGCGATAAGCGCGCCTATCCCAAGGGTTGCAAAGTTTATACCTGCGCCAGCAAAAAGCCCCGCAGACCCCACACCCTTAAGCACCATGGCGACAATATTTAATAGCGGTCCAACCTTACCGACAATCGCAAGAACAGGACCTATTGCAGCAACTAAACCTATAAGCGTTGCAATCATTTTCTTTGTATCCGAATCTAAGTTATTCCACCTTGATATCCAGTCTTTAACAACAGGTATCATTTCATCTCTCACTTTAATAATAAGAGTTTGAATAACAGGCATAAGTGTACTTGCGATATCAACAGCTAAACTAGATAAGGCTTGTTTGGTTCTATCAAGTGCGTCAGTAAACTCTCCTGCTTGAGCTGCTTGTTCATTGGTTACAATCCCTAGTTCTCTAGCTTCTTTTCTTAAATCATCGATGACTTCAGCTTCTTTAGATAAAACAGGAATAATATCAGCTGCGACTCTTTCACTTAATAAATCATTGGCCACACCAACTCTAATGGTTTCATCTTTCACTTTACTTAAAGCATCTCTAATGATTAAGAATGCTTCATCTGTATTTTTACCTTTTAAGTCATCGACTGTTAAACCAATCAAACTTAAACTGTCAGCAAACTTATCTCCGTTACCAGTCGCGATATCACCTAAGATACCATTAACTTTAACAAAAGCTCTCTCCATACGTTCTGTGGACACCCCTAAGATAGTAGCCGTATGATTCCATTCTTGAAATGCTTCAGCTGATAAACCAATCTTTTCTGCAGTATCTCCAATCTCATCAGCTGTATAGGCAGTCTTAACAGAAAATGCTGTTAAAGCAGAAACGGCTCCTAGGATAGGAACCGTTACAGATTTAGTAAGTGTTGAACCAAGTTTACCAATTTTATCAAACTTAGCATTGCTTAATTCTTTGATTTTACTATTTGTGTTACTTAACTGGCTGTTGAGCTTTGCAAGTTCTGCTTCAGTGTATTGAACATTACGTTTGAGCTTATTAAACTCATCTTGACTCATGTCACCTATCTGAACTGCTTTTTTGGCTTTTTCAAGTTCTAGATTTTGTGTATCTAGTCTTTTCTTGGTTGTTTGTAAAATACTATTTAATTTATCTTGTTTTGATTTCCATAAATCAAGATTAGAACTATCATATCTTAAATTAGTATTGATAGCTTTTAAATCTTTATTCTGTTCTTTGAGATCTTTCTTTATATCTTTTAACTCGTTTTCTAAATCTCTACCATCAAGACTTAGTTTAATATTAAGTCCTTTGACTGTTTCTGCGATAATTCCACCTCCTATATTAGAAAGTTATCGATATCATGTTGTGTTGCTCTTTTAGTGGATTTATTGCCACTAATAACATTTTTTTCTAGTTCTACAATAGAAAAGTATGTCTCTAGATCAAATGATTTTGTATCTTCAATGGATAGTCCTAAATGCGCAAGATTAAATATGATATTAGCTGTAATATCTTTTTCTTCAATGTTATTTTGATTTGCTGGCTGGGGGTGTGCTTTTTTGAAATGTACCGAGCATTTCACCTATCGTATTCGTTAGATTTTGCAATTCATCTTGATTGCTTAGTAAACCAAAATCAAGAGACATTAAAAAGTCATTATATGATTGTTTGCTAAAAGGTCTATTGAGTACATAGATGATCCTAAAGATCGTGTCAATAACTGTAGATAAATCCTCTTCTTTTTTACCTGTTTTTTCTAACTTTTTTATATCACTAAAAAGTTCAGTTGAAAATACATTACGATAATCTATGATCGTAAATAATGATGAATGCAGGCGATAATCATGATCACCCAGTTTAAGTGTTTTTTCCATTAGCTACTCCTATAAGAATGTCGGCAACGTTGGTGATGTAGTCAAAAACGTTGCGTAGTTTGTATCTGTCGCACTGGCGATTGCTCTTAAGATTAAGTTATCTCCAGATTCAATTGGTCTAGCAGTAATGTTAAGCTCAATTGAATTAGCTTCAATGGAATCAGTCTTAGACTTACTTGAATCACCTGAAGGTGTCGCAGTACATAAGAAATACCAAATGCGTCTTGCTTTAACATCACCTTGGATTTCATAGCCTAAAGCAAATGTCTTAGTATCTGCATTAAGTATTTCTACTAAGTTCCCATTGGTATCTTCTAAAAAGCCAAAGATATCTTTTTTGAATGCTTCATCAATCTCGGTAAACTTTAATGTGACATTAGATCCTGAATTAGATACCAGAGTCTTAATCACTTTATCATCGGCATAGACTTGAGAACTACCACCGATTGCTTCAGTTGTGATTTCTTGTGCACCTTCTAATCGTTTAGGCACTCCAAAAGTCCAACTACCATCTTCTGTTTGTGTTGCTAGTGCATAATGCACATTGGTTAATCCAAATGTTACTTTATTTCCCATTGTTATAAAACCTCCAATTTGATTTCATATACTCGGTTTATTGAGCCGTCCTCATTTTGATATTCAGTGATCATTTGAAACCCATAACCACCATAATATAAAGATACCTCGAGTCTTTCTTCTAACTCGAGGTTCTTTTGTTTTGTTATTAAATTTATTTGTACTGATAAAATACGCATCGTCACATAGTCATCAGCGTATAAAGCACCTCTATTTGATACTTCTTGATAAATGATATAATCATCACCATGGTCGATGGCTTCTTTTTTTCCATAAGTTACCTCACCAGGAAGTACTGAACTTAATATTTGATAAAGTGATTCTAATATTTCTCTCATATCAATGTCCTTTTGTAATGATCTCTTTTATGTCTTCTAACATCTTTGGTGTATACATATCATAAGCTGGTCGCATAAAAGGTCTTGGTCCGACAAACTTACCACTTCGGTGTGTAAAACCAAACTCAAGTAGATGTGTGATGCCACCTTTACCTTCTGAATAAATAGAAATTGATTTATTTAATCCAGAGCCATTTGACTTTGCGACTAAAGTATCTGCAAAGGCATTCTTATAGCCACTCCTTGGTGCATTGCGTTTCATATACTTCAAGATATCCTCTGCAGTATCATCTAGTCTTTTTTCTAGCTTTGGTATGATATTTTCAACATAAGCATCAACTTCATCTTCAATGACTTTACTTAGATCATCAAGTGTAATCAATGATCTCACCTAACTTTATTGATGTTCTTTTTAGATAGAGTTCTATAAACTGTCCAATCTGATAAGTTCTTTCTACTTTATAGATAACATTTCCTATATCAACATACTTAGAACCATCATAGACAATACCTTGCACCTTAACGGCAACATCAATTCTTATATCTGACCGTTTGCTTTCATAATATTCTCTAGATGTAATCGAAAAGTTAATACCAACTACTTCTTTTTTTGAGACAAACTGATAGTTCATGACACCCATGGTGTTTGGAACCATCTCCAAGGTTAGCAAGTGCATTCTTATATTAGGGGAATTAGGATACATTTATCACGCGCTCCCTTTTGTTAATGCGAGTTGACCTACCAGCATATCAAATGACTTCGGTAGTTCTTTTGCGCTTCCATCGTTTTTAAAGCCGTAAAATGTCTTCACATAAATAATAATGACTGTACTAACCATTGGATTTGATTCATCATTTACGTAAGTTGGATCAATCCCACAACTTAAAAGGTAATGCTTGCAGCTATTGATGTGTGTTGTTAACTCATCATCAGCATAAGTCTCTACTTGGGGGATGAGTAAAGCCTTTTTTACAATTTCTAATATAGCCATGAAATCAATCCTTTCTTACTGAATTTATCCTGCAGGTGCAGCTTTCTTCTTAATACGTAAGAAGCCGTTATAACCTACTACGTTACCACCAGTGAATACTGAAGCTTTATAACTGATGATTCCGTCTTTAAATTTGTAATCTGTTGACTTGCCAATTTCTACCGGTGAGAAAACAGGAACTTCATAGTTTTTAAGTGCACCATAGGCAATACCATATTCACCCACAGCTGTATTACTATCAGAGATTGCTTTACAATAAGAGTTAATGATATAAGGAATTCCATCAATCGTTTTATTGACATAATCAATTGAGTGAACTTTGCGTCCTTCTTGAGTTTTAAGACCTGCAAATGCTCTTAAATCATTCTTATTCAAGATAAGCACTGCGCCACCTTCGACTTCTTCATCGCCACCATAAGC